AACCATGTGGTCGATTATGCGTTTGATGAAAACGGCCATAACCTTGAGAACAGGCGCACGCCAACCAGCATACGCCTCCACCAACTCTGGGTCTTTACCTTCGAGGGCCTCGGTGATTTCTTCGTATTGAGGACGGAATTTGTCTGCAATCCTCTTCGCAATTTGCGGTTTAATTCCCTTCTCAAGGGACCACTTCTTAACATCGAACTGAATGACTCCTTCTTGAAAGAACACATCCAATTGTTCTTCATGTTCACCAATCAGTTCTGCAGCCTTATTCTGGATGCGGTCTTGAATTGAAACGACCTTGACTGGTGCTGCCACTTCTTCGTCATCGACGATTGTAACAGCATCAGCCAATTGTTTAATTCTGGCGTAGCAACGCTCCCACACACCATCAGGTAGAGTGCTGCCATTATGGAGCAAGCGGCAGTTCCAACCGATGTTGTTAAGATTGATAGCATTAACTTTGGAGAGTTTCTTGATAGTGTCTTTGTCGTGTTTAATATGCTTGAGATAGGAGATTGTGAAGTTCTTGGCATCTTCACTATTATAGAAATAGTTAAACCAGTTATAGGCCTTTGCCATATCTGCATCACTCGAAAGAGCGGTAACAGAAGGTTCAGGACCCATATACTTTTCGTCCGCAAACTTTGGTCGTTTTACGGTTGCCGATTTCACTTTTTTCTCCTTATCCGAAGATATGTCCATAATCCTTGAACTCGTTGATTACACAGATTCCGTCTTCAAGGTACTCATAATCATACTCCATATCTTCGGCAAAGTCAAGCGCCTCGTTAAGTGTATGAAAAATTTGAGAGTTCTCGAATACGGAACGGATCTGATGAATGTCTCCTTCATAACGGCATAGTTCATCGTTGAACTTTCCGTAAATGTTGTCAATGGCATGAGCATATGCCACACGATATTCAGGTCCTTTTTCTGTTTCTGTCAACAGAACATAAATGCCGTTATCAGCAGACATTATTCTTCGTCCTCGTTTCCATCATTGAAGAAAGTTGACTTGATTAGACGCACGAACCAGGATATCATAAAAGGTGCCCAAAGAGGTGCAAGAACTTCTACCCATGTCCAAGTATCTAGATGTCCGGTCAATTTTAGGCCGATAAACAATAGTGCCAGACCGTCCATAAATCCAATACCTTCGGACGTAGCGGACACATTGATAATTTTGGATTTGTCCAAGTTCTTCATGTTATAGATTCTTTCGGGTAGATTTACGGGCATTACTTCCTCTTTTTACCTTTGGTACGACGCATCTTGCGTTTGACGGAACCAATCTTACGACGACCTTTGCGAGGCCTGTTTTTATGTGGATGCGGCATAATATTACTCCTTCAATAGTTGTTTGACAGAATCAATACGGAATGAACGCCAGTCATTAGCATCAATATCCCATACTGCCTGAACATCATCATTTATCTGACGAGCAGGTTTAGCAGTCTGTCCGTCATATTCCGACAATACCTGCGGAACATACAGGTCGGAAAGAGTTGCACGCATGGTGCGTTCTGTTCCGTCTTTCTTTTCAAAGACAACGGTAACAACACCGTTCTTTAGGTCTTCCTTGAGAGCATACTTGTCAATCATAGTTTTCCTTCCTGATGCAGATTTAATAACTCATTATAACCGCCAATATAGCGGCTGTCAATAGTGATCACGGGAAAAGTTTTTGCGGTAGGAAATAATGCCTTCAAAGTCTCTCTGGAAAAGTCTGTGTCTAGTTTATATTCGATGAAAAACTTTCCTTGGGCACGGAGTAGTTCCCTTGCCTTGTCGCAGAAGGAACAATCTTTTTTGGAATATATTACAATCGCCATCATAACCTCATTTATAGCATAGTCATTTAGGAATGTCAAGTGATTTTTTAATGTGCGATTTCCTTACGCGACACATCACCCAATCGTTATAATAGGACTCGGAAATAACAGCATCTTCACTAAATATATATTTTGTTTCATAGTATGTCATTTCACCTTTACTATAACAAATTCTTATTATCTCTCTACGAAACTTTTCTTCACCTAACAGATTTACATGCTCGTTTAGTTCTTTGTTGGATCCAAAATATGTTTTCCAATCAGAGTCAACTTTTATTCTCTTCTTTTTACCTTTGACTTGTTTAGTTTTGGAGAAGAAAAAGTTTTTTTTACCAATATACTTTTTATTGGTTACGGTATTGATTATACAATACACGAATCCAATGGCGCCGCTGGGTATTTCTGTAAAAGGTTCGTTGTTGTATGTCCATGTCATACAACTATATATATTTTATTCCTCGAAGTCTTCTATCTCTGGTGGATATTTTTCATTCCATACTTCATCAAACGCAGGATCAATATCAAGATATCCATCCATGCCTTTAACTTCAAAATCTTCAAGAATATCTAATAAGACTCTATAAACTTCTTCCCGTTCTAGAACACCTACATCACTCTCTGATAATTGCTCAATAAACTGTCCAAATATGGCCGCTCTTTCTCCTGCCATTACTCTTTATCCTTTCTGAAATAAGAATAATACTGGCCAAGATAGTTCCAAATCATTTTGTAACCGAGAGTTGTAACGATAAGAGTATTTCTATACCACTCATATACAGGATTCCTTGCCAGCAAATCTGATTCTTTTGTTTTCTTTCTTTTTCTTTTTGGTTTCTTTTTTAATAAAGATTTGTCATGTATCATACTTTCGAAAAACTTTATTCTACCTTCTATGTATGATCTTCCTTTATCAATAGCAAAGTCTTTGCCTGTTAGTCTTTCGATTCTTCTCAACTTCTGTTTGTTTTTCATGGCATTGTGAAGTTGTTCAAGCAAAATTTCATCCAATTCATTCATACCAAATTTTCTACAAACTGATCTGTTGCTGCTTCCCATGAAAACTGTTTTGCTCTTGCTACAGCATCTTCTTTCTTCAAGAGAAACGCACCAGTAATAGCCACATTCAAATCATCTTTTGTTAGATATCCGGACTTTTCATCAATAATGTATCTATTCACATCATTATCAAATGCTGCTACAGGAAGTCCACAAGCCATTGCTTCTAGCACAACCAAACCAAATGTATCAGTCAAAGATGGCCATGCAAACACATCTTGCACCTGTAGTAGTTTAGATATTTCTTCTGGAGTTTTTCTCCCTAGAAAGATGGCATCTGAATACTTTGCTTTGTATTCTTCAAGTTGAGGACCGTCACCTACAAGAATCTTGAATATGTTTGGATTATCGATCTTTAGAAATGCTTCTATATTCTTTTCTGCCGAGATACGACCAACATAGATTGCTCGTATCACTTTTTCTACAGACATTTTCTGCCAGTTTGGATCTGGTTTGAATAGTTCTGTATCGACACCGCGACTCCAAATCTTTACTCGTTTGATACCCATTTTAGAACAGTAATCAACCATGGCGGGGGTAGGCACCATAACACAATGGCTGTTTCTATGGAACCAACGAAAATACCCACTAGTAATTCTTGGTGGTATATAAGCATGTTCATACAGATACTCTGGATACTTAGTATGGAACGATGTGGTATAATCTCGTTTATACTTCTTGCAATAATATCTAGCGGCAAGACCTATGCTTCCTTCTGTGGCGATGTGAATGTGTTCTGCATTCTTCACTTCGTCATCAGCAATACCCATTGGCATAATCGGCATATAAATGCCTGTCGATGGCTGCAATGGAATAGAGAGTTTGAAAAGGCCGGGATGAACAACCCTGACCTCGTATCCTCTCTTTTCCAAATGCTTGATAGTCGTTTTCAAGGTTGTGACCACACCGTTGATTTGTGGATCCCAAGCATCTGTAAAGATTGTTAGTTTCATCGTCTTATAATCTCAAACTTTCCATTGTGATGTTCTACAATAGCGGTGCAGGATTCTACCCAGTCACCGCAATTCATGTATTCAATACCGTCCATTTTAGATATATTAGCATGATGAATATGACCGCAGACCACTCCATCAACACATCTTCTTTTTGCAGCATCGGCAACTACTGTTTCATAATCACCAATAAAGTTTACTGCTTCTTTGACATTGTGTTTTGCCCATGCCGAAAGAGAGAAACCATTTATACCTAAAGCATTATATAGTGCCTGTAGATATCGGTTCAGGTCAATCATTCTATCATACAACCAGCCACCAATAAGAGCAAGCCACTTGGCATTCATAGTAACAAGATCAAACTGATCTCCGTGAATGACAAGATACCTCTTTCCGTTCTCACCTTGATGAATGACTTCGTTAACCAATCTAATGTTACCCATTTCTGCACCGGCATACTCGCGAAGAAATTCGTCATGATTGCCAGTTACATAATAGATTTCTACTGCTTTTTTAGATTGTTTTAGAAAGAACTGTATAACATTGTTATGTGCCTGCGGCCAGTAGATTTTCTTTCGCATCATCCAACCGTCAATAATATCACCAATCAAATAGTATCTATCAGCCTCAGTTTCTTTGAGAAACTCCAATAACTTTTCGGCATTGGAGTATTTTGTACCTAGATGAACATCGGATATAAAGATTGCACGATATTTCTTTTTATCTTTTGACACCTTTTCTCCTTTGTTGGAGTTTATATATCAAAAATCTTACACTACCAACACAGCGATCATAGAAGTCTCTTATAGTATAATACTTTTTATTTAGACGCAATCGCATCTGATGATTTTCTTCTTCTAGTCTAGTAATCGTATGTGCTGCTTTTCTTGGTAATGAGTCGCAGTGAACATGATTTGATTTCTCTAACCAGTCAGCAAAACCGTGTAATGCTTCTACTATTTCTTCGTGTTTATTTCTCATTTTATACCATCCATACAAACATAGCACACAGAGCCAATACGACGGAGACAGCAAAGGCCAGATTAGTGGCCTGTGCTATCATCATAAAAATGGTTGTGTTGATTATAAGTGCCATTATGGACCTAAATCGTTCATCCGTCATGTAACGTCCATAGTGAACAGGGCACGAACATATCTTTCAGGATCATAGTTGATTCTCTTACGAGCAAAGACAACGAAACCAATATCATTGTGTTTCATTTCTTCTCTCATGGATTTACCTGTAGTATATACATCATCTACCACGAGACGAAATGGACTCTTTGGATCAGCATACTTTTCTAGTGCCTTCTGTAGTTTCACACCGCCACGAGGAATGCCATACACAGTACCAAAAGAACATCGATCGGCAATCATCTTGGCGAGACATTCCCAGTCTTCGTCAGTTAGTGCGTCTGCCTCTATTTTCCATTCTAGTTCTCTACCAGCATGAGAGACAAAGTTACCGAGTTGAAAAAGATTCATGGTACAATCCTAATAGTTGTGTTGTCGCGATCTGCTTTTACAATATCAAACAGCTTTGCAGCATTTACTGGACTGAGGCGAACACATCCATGAGAAGCTGGACGACCCAAACTCCCAACATGAGGAGTAGCATGTATAGCATAACCGCCATTAAAAAATATCGATTTAGGCATAGGCGCATTATCATATTTCCTCGAATAGTGCATTTCTTGCAGTGAATAGGGATAAAAGGTGCCCGTAGGAGTATAGTAACCCTTACGAGCGGTAGAAACAGGCCACTGATAAGAACCATAGTCACTATCAACCTGCATCATCTGTTGGGACTTGCTGACGATGATGTTTGTTTCAGCAAGTGCAGGTGTAGATAGTAGCATCATAGCAACGATTAGATTTTTCATTACAAACTATCTCCTTTTAGATTTCACACGATCCTGATGAACACGCCAAAGTCTGAACACCCTCAACATTATCTTCCATTTCAACTAGACTGTCCCAATCAAGAGACTTTGGAATAGATGGTAGCATTGCCTTGTAAAGGTCTTCACTAATCTCCTCATATGGTGCCTGACGATATGAACCACCGTCATGAGGAAGGAATGATACACCGGACATTTCATCAAAGTGACGATATACCCACGCACCAACTTCCATCCATTCATTCTCTCTTACATTGATTGTAACGGATGGCTTGTGTTCACACCACGCCTCTTGATATACTGCCCATAGTTCAAGGTGCTTGATAGCGTCGATATCGTCTCTAACAACAGCACCCTTTGGTGCCTTCATTGGGAAAGAGAATACTGTTGTGGAGTCTGGCTTCATAACATCTGGCTCCCACGGCACACCATTTTCCTTCATAAACTTGGTGAGTGGATCCTTATTATCAGCACGAACACGGCGAATATAGTAACTAGCATGACGGGGATGGATCCCAGAAGCAGAGTCACAGAGTTGTGATACAGTGCCTGAAGGCTTAACGCAAGTGATAGCGGCAGCAGGATTAATACCGAGAGTGTTAGCAAGTCCATTATTTACCTCAACAGCAAAGTCACGAAGTTGTGATAGTCTCATACGAATCAAATTATCATCAGGATTATTGAATGCCTTGTGATCATAGATGCCTGTTAGAGAAACACCAAGAAGTCTTTCTTC